TGTTCTCGGTCTTCGATATCGTTGCACAGCAGATCGAGAAGAAGTCCCGGCGTATGGCTGAAAAGCTGAACCGTCTTGCGTTTGAGGTTATCAGCGATCCCAATAACCTTCATCCCAACGGTCCCGTTACAGGTAGTGGTTCGATTGATTATCCGACCATTACTGATGCCCGGAAGGAACTTCTGGACGACCAGAAAGACCCCGATATGCTCATTGTGAACACCGCTGGTGAGAATCAGCTTCTCAACAGCGAGGCGTTCCAGCGAGCTACGGAGCTTGGTGATGAGACGGTTCTTGATGGGGCCATTGGTCGAATTGCCGGTATTGATGTGATGGTTGATAACTCCGGCCTCCTTGATCCTTCGACCGGTCAGGGTATCATGGTCGATTCGGACGACTATGGTTACGAGGTTATCAAGCAGGAGGTTGCTACTGAAGAGTACGAAGCCCCGGAGCGACAGGCTGATATCTTCCAAATCTACACCATGCGAGAGTGGGAGGCTATCAAGCCTGAAGCTGCTATCAAGGTCGAAGAGGGTACGGCGTAGAGTAAGTAGCTAACTTTTACTTTTTATAGGATACAAAAATGACTGACCCTACATCTACACTAACAGATCAAGAATTAGTTGAAGAAGTGCGGAGTGCATTGGCGGGTATAGATGCAGGGTCGATTCCTGATGATACTATCATTCAGGCAAAGGATAGGTTCGTTCTCCCCATCCTCCAAAAACTTCTAACGGATAACGTGGATCAAGATAATTTTGATAATGCTGTCGTTGCTTGGACAGCAGAAAAGTCATTCGATGCTTGGTTAACATACACTCGTCTACGTGACTCTAACCTTGAAACATATACTGACCCACAAGCTTACAAGGAAGATTTACGAGAGCGCACAAATAACGCACTCTATGTTGTTGATGTAACCCGACCACCGGAAGTTCCCAATACTGTTGTAACAGTCACACTTGATGATAAACAAGAGCGTGTTCCGCTTGATTCAAACGATGCACTTCTTGGAAGTACAAGTGGGAACACAAGAAGTTACTTTTAAATAATGACTATCCTTACAAATACAGCCGAAATGTTAATTTCCCAATTCGGTGAAGTAGTAACTGTACGGAAAACAGTAGAGGATAGTCCTGATAATTCTACCGAACCGATTTATTTTGAGAAAGATGATACGGTAGATGAAGAATTTGAACATAAGGTCCGTTTGTTTGACAATCCGGATGAAGAAACACTAAACAACTACGGATTTGAACAAAATACAGAAACTACCATTTACACAACTGAGGATGTAATCGAGAATGGAGATATTATCCTTTATCGGGATGCTGAGTTTGTTGTGAATGATACAACGAGTATGCAGATTGGGCAGGGACCGTATAGATATGTTCACGGATTGGTGAGGAGAGAATAATGTCTGAATTTAGTGTAGAATATATAGGCAATTCTCCGGGTGATATGGAAAATAAACTTTCTTCATTGGGAAATGTTGCACGTAAAAGGAGTGCTGTTGCACTAAGAGAAACAGCAGAAGAGGTTAAAGCAGATTTAGAGAAAACGTCTCCTGTGGATAGTGGTGAGTATCAGAGCAGTTGGTATATTCAACCAATTGACCAAGATGAAATTTGGATTCTCAATGAAGCTGACCACGCAAAGTTCGTAATGCTGCCCAACACAAAGATGATTGGTTCAAATAAAGCTGATCTTCCCGCACAGGGTATCTTGCATAATGTGAAGGGGGTTGCTAGAAAGCACTCTGATACGAATCGTGAAAATCTTGTTGAGCAACTAAGAGATATGTTTGATACGTTCTCAAAGCGTGGTAATTAATGTCGGACTTGGATAATACAAACAAAGACCTTATTACAGGTGTTGTTTCCCTTTTACGTAATGAGGCTTCCGGATGGTCTGTCAATTCCGAGTATAATGTTCCTAATGTATGGACAAAAGATGTTCCTAAGTCTACTAATGATGAATTCCCACGAGCAGTAGTTGACATTATTGCAGGGGATGAGGAAGAATTATCTATTGACTTGGATACACGACTGTACGTTGCCACTCTCCGTGTTGTTATCTTCGCTGATGATGGTTCTTCTTTGGAAGACTTGAAAGATAGTTCGGATGAGGCTATTCGTAATCATTGGGATAGCTATACCGGCGATTGGACCATCCGAGAGTCTGAAGGAGAATCTGAGGTATCTGAAGATACTGATGTTGAAGAAATGTTGAGGTATAATAAAATGTTAGACTACAATTTTGAAACTATTAAAGTGAGTGATTAATTATGGTTGGAGAACCTACTATTCAGGGCGCACAGCCCGTTGAGTATATCGAAGAGACTACGTTTGCTACTCAAGAAGATAGTGATTACCAATGGATTGGTATTACTACTTCGTTCAGTTCTTAGGATGAGGTTGAGACTGAATCTACTACCTATCTTCCTGAGTTTGGAGCATCGAATAAGCTTGATAAGAACATTAATATCAAGCAAAGCGAGATTTGGGAAGCTGATGTAACGTATCATCCGCAAGACTTTAGCCTACTCCAATACTTTACTGGTTCTGATGGAGGTACTTCTGATGATGTTTCATCGGTTCAATTTGGTGTTGTAAATGAGTCGGCTGATCCTACTACTTTCCGTTCTCTTCTCGGTGGTGTTGGAGAAGAGTTTACGTTTTCGGTTGATGAAAATTCAACTGCTGAAGTTGATGCTTCGTTTACCTTTGCTGATGGTACTGATTTTACTGATACTGACTATGTAGATACCGGTACTCACGCAACAGAAGATAGCACCGAGCCTTTTGCATATAAGGATTTGGGCAATATTACTTACGGTGGGACAGATATTCAGGGCGCTGTTGAGGGGCTTGAATTTTCCGTTTCTAACGAACTTGTCGTTGTTCGTGACCCTTCGTTAAGTGGTACCCGTGACTCTCTCGTTTATGCAATTGTTGTTGTTGATCGGGAGATTACGGTTGATCTTACCCTCACGTATGAGTCCTTTGACCTTGCTACTCAGATCCGTGCTTACGAACCAAAGGATCTTGTGTTTGATGTTGGGAACACCACGTTTACAATTACTGGTGTTCAATTCCCCGAATTCCCGTATGAAATGACACCGGACGACCTTATTGGAGATACTGTCTCTAGCGACCGAGCAAGCGGAATTACTTGGGTGTGATTTAATAAAATATGAGTGATTATACGATTGAAGTTGGCAACGACGCATACAAGATGAATGGTAATCCTTCTCTCCGGACTGTCCGTATTGTTCAGTCCATGCAGAACAAAATGCTCCGGGACCATATTGCTGAGGAACGGCTTATGGAAATGGAGTCTCTTAGCGAGGAAGACATTGTTCAAGCCATCCTTGACTCTGGTGGTTATGATGCTTTTGAACAGGTTATGTGGGAGAAGAGTCTGATGGAACCTGTTCAGACCATTTCTCTTGCTTGCGATCATGGTTTCGATGTTGGTGAGTTTGATGATGTTGGTGCCAACGAGTTTAAAGAGTATAAAGAAAAAGCCGAAGAAGTTCTAAACGGCGACGTGAACGATTTTTTCAACGGCTTAGGGATCGGTTTGTCGTTGAGCGAGGAAGAGATGAGACGGGTTCAGAGTATGCAGGAAAGCGACAGCAGCGAGACTTAAAGAAAGAGATACTTCCTCTTGATGGAGTAGATAGGGTTAAGAAAATTAAAAAGGCAATCAACGGAAAAGGTCACTATGATCCTTATCTACAGCACAAGATGATGGAAAAATACTCTGTTGGACACAACGAGTTAATGGAATTCCCATACGAGAAGTATCTTGAGTATTCAAAGATAATTTCACTTGAGCAGAAGGAAGAGAAGAAAGAACAAGAGCGGCAAAAGAGCAAGATGAAATAATGGTTTATATTGGTGACATTGACATTCCTATTCTTACAGAGAAAGATACATCTATAGATAGGGATGTTGTTGAAAAGAATTTTGTCGATGCACCGCCGCAACGATACGAGTTAATTCCAAGTCTTGAATCTGGTACGTACACCGCTCTTTTACATGAAAAAGTTCACGATAGGAATGAGAGTTTCGCTGAACAAATAGACTCTGTACGTTCTCTCCCTTATAGGAACGTTTCGGAATGTCCCATAGAGGTTTCTGAAGAAAAGGGGTACTTGGCTGTTGATGTTGGGTCTATAAGTATTATCCCATCTTTGCAGGTTAGGGAATCGGAAATTGATGTTCGGTTTCTTGATTTTGACACGTATATCCCTGCTATTAAGTGCAATGCTCAGTCCTATTCGGAAGATTTTGATGTAACCGAGGAATCCGTTATTCCTGTTCCTACATCTGTTCAAGAGGTAAACAAAAATAATACGTCTGATACTCCGTCATTTAGCATTACTGCTGAAGAGACTACGTTTGGTTATCACACGTACACACAGGGTGATATTCTTGACTATATACCCTCTGAATCAGACATAACACAAGTTGAGAGGGAATCACCTGTCCGTCTCTTTGATGGGTCAAATAATCGCATATACTCAGGCTCAAGCAACTTCAACGGCTTTTCCTTATCAAACGGTGTCTTGAGATTTGAACGTCAATCAGATACAGTATATGTAGATACTTGGGACTCTGGTTGGCAACGGGTGGGTAACTTTGTTTTGGATTCTGACGTTGGATACTTGCCTGATTTCGGTAACTACGAAACTACGGTTGAGACAATTTCAGAAAACAGACTTTCTTCTTACCGTGGGTTTTGGGTTAACCGAGTAACAGTCACGGGTAGAAACCAATTCCAGTTTAACGTAGATATTGACACAGTAGATAATCAAACATCTCTATATCATTCCGTAAATACTGTTGATGGATATACTGCAATACTTGTCCGTGGTCAGAATGACGGGAATATAAATACTATGACCAATAGTATTCTCGTTGATAATCTCAATAGTAGTGAGGAATATACGTACTTCATTGGTTTCGTTCCGGATGAGCTAACCTCTCAAGAAGCTGTTGAGTATGCTTTTACGAGAGGTAATTGGAAAAGGAGTCTCAAGCAACGATGATGATTGGAGATGTTGAGATTCC